CCTGTTCAGGAAAAGAAAACTGAACCTGTAGAAGATAAAACTCCGTCATTAGAGTTAAATGATGACAACGTTCTTTCTTATATTAAAGATAGATATAACAAAGACATAAATTCAGTTGACGAACTGTTTGCGGAAAAAGAGGCAAACGAACCATTACCTGAAGATGTGTCTGCGTATTTAAAGTACAAAAAGGAAACCGGTAGAAACATACAGGATTTTTACAATTTGCAAAAAGACTATGATTCTATGGATGACAATTCTGTACTTGCTAACTATTACTCTAACACTGAAGAAGGGTTAGATGCGATAGATATTCAAGATATTATTGAGGATAAGTTTGATTTCGATGAAGATATTGACGATCCGAAAGATATTAAGAAAATTAAGTTAGCGAAAAAACGAGAACTTGCGAAAGCGAAAAAGTTTTTAAATGAACAAAAAGATAAATATAAAGTTCCTCTTGAGTCAAGCGGGGATGGATTATCTGCTGATCAAAAAGAAAATTTAAATGCTTATAAGAGTTATATTGATGAATCTAAAACTACGCAAGAGCAAAACAAAAAGAGGTATGATTATTTCTTAAATAAAACCAACGAGGTTTTTAACAATGAATTCAAAGGTTTTGATTTCAAAGTTGGTGAAAATAATTTTACTTATAAACCGGGTACAGCTGATGAAGTTAAAAATGTTCAACAAGACATTGGTAATTTTATTAATAAGTATACGGATGAAAAAGGTTTAATGTCAGACGCTAAAGGTTATCACAAAGCTTTATCTGTTGCCATGAACCCTGATAAGTTTGCTCAGTATTTTTACGAACAAGGTGTTTCAAATGCCGTAGACAATGTTACTAGAAAATCTAAAAACATTAATATGGATATGAGACAGGCTCCACAAGCCGTTTCAAAAGACGGTATGAAAATAAGGCCAGTTGGAAATACAAATAGTGGAAGAGGACTCAAAATTAGAAGTATTAAAAAAAGTTAAACTAAAAAAATTAAAAAACAATGGCAGTAAATTTAACCCCAGGTTTTGACTTACAACCAAGTGCACAACAAGTGCCTGTAAGTACAAACTACATCAATAATTTTGATTTCTTAAATCAGTATCTACCTGATACTTATGAAAAAGAATTCGAAAGATATGGTAACAGAACAATCGCATCCTTCCTTAGAATGGTTGGTGCAGAAATGCCTTCTAACTCTGACCTTATTAAATGGGCAGAGCAAGGAAGACTACACATTAAGTACACAGGATGTACTTCAGGTCAAGCCGCAGCGCAACCAGAAGGAACATGGACTATTCCTAATACCAACTTTAACCCAGCACTTGGAACTCAAAACACATCAGCTTTGAGAGTTGGACAAACAGTTATGATTAGTGACAAAACTCCTGGCTCTAACTTATCTAACAAAGGTATTGTAAAAACAGCTTCTACAGCTGGTGGAGCTCAAACAGTAGTTGTAGCTTACTATGAAGCAGGCGGACAAGCAATGGGCGCAGGTGTATCGTGTGATATATTTATATATGGATCAGAATTCAATAAAGGAACAAACGGAATGGTTGGTTCTAACGAATCTGATGACTTAATTTTCGACAACAAGCCAATTATAATCAAAGACAAATATTCTGTTTCTGGTTCTGATATGGCTCAAATTGGTTGGATCGAAGTTTCAGGTGAAGATGGCGTAAGTGGATACCTATGGTATTTAAAGTCAGAGCATGACACTAGATTAAGATTTGAAGACTACTTAGAAACAGCAATGTTAGAAGCAGTTCCTGCTGACGCTGGATCTGGTGCTGGAGACCTTTTACAAGGAACGGCAGCTGGAGGATCTTTAGCAAACCTTAATGGTTCTGATGGTGTATTCTATGTAGTAGGAAACAGAGGAAACGTTTGGGGCGGAGGAAATCCACAAACACTTTCTCAGTTTGATAGCATTATCCAAAGACTAGATAAGCAAGGTTCAATTGAAGAAAACGTAATTTTCGTAAACAGAGAATTCTCTTTTGATATTGACGATATGCTTGCTGCTCAAAACTCTTACGGAGCGGGTGGTACATCTTATGGTCTTTTTGACAATGATAAAGACATGGCTTTAAATCTTGGATTTACAGGATTTAGAAGAGGTTATGACTTCTATAAGTCTGACTGGAAATACCTTAACGATCCTACAATGAGAGGTGACGTTGTTGGTGGAGCAATCAATGGTCTATTAGTACCAGCTGGTTCAACTACTGTATACGATCAAATCTTAGGTAAGAACGCTAAGAGACCTTTCTTACATGTTAGATATAGAGCTTCAGAAACTGAAGACAGAAGATATAAAACTTGGATCACTGGTTCAGCTGGTGGAGCAAGAACTTCTGACTTGGATGCAATGGAAGTAAACTTCCTGTCTGAAAGAGCTGTATGTACTTTAGGTGCAAACAACTTCTTCTTATTCCAAGACTAAATTGTTACATAAATTTTACCCTCGTTTTAAAGACGGGGGTAATATTTATTATTATTAAATCAAATTAAATTATATTATAATGAAAAACACTACACCCTTAAAAACAAAAGCATATAGATTAAAAAGATCTGAAAGACCTTTATCTTACATGCTATCCTCGAGACACTCAAACAGATCACCATTATTATACTTTGACGAAGAGCAAGGTATTAATAGACCTTTAAGATATGCAAGAAATCAAAAAACTCCATTTGAAGACGATCAAGATGGTAATGCTATTTTAGAACCTATTGTATTTGAAGATGGTATGTTGGTTGTTCAGAGAGAAAACCAAGTACTACAACAATTCTTACACTATCATCCGGGTAACGGAATGGTATTTGAAGAAATAGATAACGCAAAAGATGCGTCAGAAGAATTAGCTTCAGTTGAGTTAACTATAGATGCACAAGTCTTAGCTAAAAATTTATCAACAGAAAAATTACTTTCTGTAAGTAGAATTTTAATGGGAGCATCTGTCAATACTATGACTATACCAGAATTAAAAAGAGATATTTTAGTTTACGCTAAAAACAACCCTGAAGAGTTAATTGATATTGTAAACGATCCAATGTTAGAACTACAAAACGAAGTTCATTTGTTTGTTGACAACAACTGGTTGTCATTTAGAAATAACAGAAGAGATGTTTATTACAATCTTCCTGGTAATAAAAAGAAAATGATGACAATTCCTTTTAATGAAGATCCGTACGATGCTATGAGCGCATATCTACAAAGTAATGAAGGTTTAGAAGCTTATAAGTACCTCAAGAAGCGCTTAAAAAAAGATAAATAGAAAGCTTATCTTTGTGCTTTATTAACCCATTAACATTATTACTTATGGAAAAGTTTATCAAATTATTCGTGTCTGGTGCCGGACAAAACAAAGGCGACATTTTAATTCCTGTAAATGGAATTATGGAAATTAAGCAAGTAAGTGACACTGTAGTAAATATTTTTTACAATAGTATTTCTTCTGCACAAGCAGGTTATGCTATTGCTAATGATGGTTCAGCTACAGTTTCAGCTCAAACTAACGTTGTGCAAACGTACAAAATTACGCATGATGCAATTGTAGCAAACTCTTCTTCATTTAAAGATTTTTTAAATGGAGCTGTAGAAACTGCATTACAGTTATCTTGGCAACAACCAATTTTTTCTCCAGGAGGAAGCTCTTACCCGCCATCTGCGGCTAGTGCGTATATACCAGTTACTGTAACTGCTATTGCTTTAGGAGTTAAAGCTGCTGCTGATCAAGCGTAAGTTTTATTTTCTTATTAAAAAATCAGAGGTTACAAAAAAAGTGACCTCTTTTTTTTTGACTATATTTGTAAAAAGAATTTAACATGATTAACTCGGTTAGAAATACTGTTTTAGCTATTGCTAATAAAAATAATTACGGATATATTTCTCCTCAAGATTTTAATTTATATGCGCAACAAGCGCAAATGGATTTGTTTGAAGATTATTTTTACCAATACAATGCGTGGACTAATAAAGAAAACCAAAGACTTTCAGGAACAGGATATGCTGATATTGTAAAAGGACTGGTTGAAGTAATTGATAGTTTTTCGGTTACTAGAAGTTTAGCTCAACAAGGAGCTAATCTATTTAATTTACCTAGCGATTATTATTTAATAAATAAAGTAAACTACTTTCCAACACAAATAACATCAGGAACAAGCACTGCGGCAGGTTTAAACACATTAACAGATACGACTGCTACGTTTGTATCTAGCGGAGTGAAGGTAGGGCAACAAGTAGTAAATACTACAGCTTCATCAAGTTACTCAGGATTTAGTGCGTTTGTTATAAGTGTAGATAGTGAAACTCAACTTACATTATCATACTCGCCTTTTGGAGTGGCAGCAACTATAGGAAATGGTTATGGTATATTTAATACAACAGGTATTGTTGAAGTTGAAAGAGTTAATCAAAATAAAATATTTTATTTAAACAATTCACCACTTACAGCACCATCCATTGGCTTCCCGGCTTATGTGTTGGGAGGTGCAACCACATCTGTTATTGGTGACGCAAACACTGGCAAGTTAGGTAATACAATTACAGTTTATCCTACAACAATAACAAATAACGGAAGTGTAACGGCTGAATATATTAGATACCCTTTATCGCCTAAATGGACATACCAATCGCTTAGTTCTGGTGAGCCATTATTTGATATTAATCAAGCGGATTATCAAGACTTTGAATTGCCTTCGTCAGACGAACCTGGGATTGTAGCTAAAATATGTCAATATATAGGTATAGAAATTAGAGAAGGAGATGTTTATCAGTTTGGTAAACAAGAAGAAGTTAATAACAACCAAATACAAACGTAAGATATGGCTTATATAAATGACTACGCATATTACGCAAACTCAGGAGCAATACCTCAGGATAAAAATTGGGGATCATACCAGTACGTTTCATTAAATGATATTGTAAATAATTTCATGTTAATGTATCAAGGTAATCACGAGTTAATTAATAATCTTAATAGATACCAAGTTTTATTTCACGCTAAAAGAGGAATTCAGGAGTTGAATTATGATGCGATGAAAGAAGTTAAGGTGTTACAGATGGATTTAGATGATAATTTAAGATTTATATTACCCTCTGACTATGTAAATTGGGTAAGAATATCACAATATTTAAATGGTGTATTATATCCATTAACAGAAAATATACAAACAGGATGGGCATCAACATACTTACAAGATAATAATGCCAAAATTATATATGATCAAGACGGCAATGTATTAAAGCCACAGTTTTCACAACTAGATATGTCTTTTACAAGTGGTGCTAAAACTATTTATTTAAATGAAAGTAGCGCATACAACAATCAATCAGGTTGGAATGTAGATGGGTGTTGGTATTTTGACTTTGGAATAGGAGCAAGATTTGGTTTAAACACTGAAACAGCTAACGCAAATCCAACGTTTAGTATAGACAAGCAAAGAGGAGTTATTAATTTTAGCTCTATAGGTAACGGAGCTTCAGTGGTTGTAGAGTATGTTTCAGATGGTATGGAGAATGGTGAAGACGGAAGCATCAGCGTTAATAAATTGTTTGAAGAATATTTATATGCTTATGTAAAATATTCTCTTTTAAATGGTAGATTAGGGGTACAAGAATATATTGTAAATAGAGCAAGGAAAGATAAGTCATCGTTGTTAAGAAATGCAAAAATTAGATTAAGTAATATTCACCCTGGTCGCCTTTTAATGAGTTTGAGAGGCCAGGATAAATGGTTAAAGTAAGATGCCGATAGTAAATACAAATTTTGTTGCGGGTAAAATGAACAAGAGTGTTGATGAACGTCTTGTTCCTCCAGGCCAATATGTTAATGCAATTAACGTAAGATTAGGATCTACAGAAACTACTGAAATAGGAGCTGTAGAAAACTCTAAAGGGAACACTCAGCTTACAACTTTAACGTATCTAGGCGCACCTTTATCTGCTCTCGCTGTTTGTATAGGCGCATATCAAGATGGCGCTAAAGAAACTATATACTGGTTTATTCATGACGCTAATAATTTTAATGCGGGAGGAAAATTAGATTTAATTGTTTCTTTTAATGTACAGTCTCAAGCTCTAACATATCATGTTATTAGTAAACAAGTATTAAACTTTGATCCTAAGTTTTTAATTACTGGAGTAAACAAGATAGAAGATTTATTGTTTTTTACTGACGACAAAAATCCTCCAAGAAAAATAAACGTTACACAAAACTATCCTGATCCTGTGGGGGTGAATGATGGTATAAAAGAAACAGATATAAGTGTTGTTTTAAAACCACCCGGTTTTGATACACTAGACACATTACCTGCACCAAGTATAGAGTTTTTGAATGTTCCTGGAGAAGAGAATTATTTAGAAACTAGATTCATAACTTTTGCCTATAGATATAGGTATGTAAACAATGAATATAGCGCAACTTCATTGTTTTCTACAGCAGCTTTTCAACCAGGGCCTTTTGATTTTGATGTGAACAATTTCAATAACGCTTCAATGAAAAATATATATAACTCTATTGAGGTACAGTTTGAAACTGGATCAGATAAAGTTATCGAGGTTGATTTATTGTTTAAACCAAGTAATAGTAATTCTATTTATGTTATAGAAAGGTTTAAGAAATCCGATTATGGCTGGGCTGATAATTCAAAACAAACATATACTTTTACAAATAGTAAAATATATACTGTATTAGGAAGTGATGAGTTATTGAGATTATATGACAATGTTCCTAAGGTTGCGCAAGCTCAAACAATACAAGGCAATAGATTAATTTATGGTAACTATACTGATGGTTATGATATAATAAACGCAGCTGGACAGAATATACCTATTAACTTTACAACATCATTATTTACTAACGATATATTATTTGACGACTTGCCAGAGGCAACAATGTCAACAGGAGCTGTATATACTATAAATCCTAATACAAACACAACTGTACAAAACTCTAAGATTAGTTTTGATTTAAGTGATTTTGCTAATAAATTAGTTAAAGGATCTTCATTAGCTTTTACAGTATTTATACAACATTCTCAGTTAAATGGTGATACTAGTGATGCATGTTATGACTCAGCGTTTGAAAACACTCCATTTGAATTGTCTGTAATATTTCCAGTAAATAGAAATTATAATTCAGTGTATGAAATGGTAAATTCAATAGAATTTGCTGAACGTATTGGTACAGTTTTGAATACTAATTTTCAACCTCTAGCAACATCGACTCAAGGTAATTCATTAACAGACTTATTTAACACTGTTACAATAGTGCCTACTAATTGTGTGTTTACTAAATCAAACAGTAGTATAGACTCTCAAACACAACAAGGTTTTAGAATAGGATCTACAGTAGGATCAAATGTGTTTTCCTTACAGGTGTTAGCTATGAAGTATAATTCAGGAACGACTGATGTGTATGAATATTTTTATTTTACAAGAGGTCAAGGAACTTTTACTTCTAGTCAAGACACATCTTCTCTGCATAGTAATAGAGATTATGAAA